CTGTTGGCGAAGCGGGTCGCGACGGAAAATCGATAACGATCCAGAACCTGACCGTACAGTTGCCGGGCGTCGTGGACGCCGAGTCGTTCGTCCGGCAGCTGCAGGCCCTGGTGGGGGGGTACGATGCCTGACGGGCGCCTGGTGTTTGATGACGGCGAGGTGCGCCTGGGCGCGGAGATCCTCCCTGGAGTGCTGGTCTCGCAGACGATCAACGGCGTGGTCCGTTTCGACCAGGCCGAGCAGGACGGAATGTCCGGCAAGGCGAAGATCCCCATGGGCTGGGAGGATGCCGGGATCACCCTGACCGTCGTTCTGCTCACCGACGCGATTTCCGACTGTTATGACAAACTGACCGCCGTTAACCGGATCTTCAAGGGCGCGGACAACGGCGCCAATCCTCGAGTTTACACCGTGACCGGCCGGCACCTGCGGTCGCGGAGGATCGGCCAGGTTGTGTTCGCGGGCCTGGACTCGGAGGAGGATGATCAGAGTGATGTCATCCGGGCGACGCTCAATTTTGTGGAACATCGGCCGGTGATCACCGAGACCGAAACGCGGGTTTCGGCCGGAGGTCACGCCGAGACCGGTACGGCGCCGGCGGTGGCTGCGACGGAGCCGGCGGCGGATCCGAAGATCCTCGCCGACGATGACAGTCCGTTTGCGGCCGGATACACGGCGGGGGTGGGATGATGGAGATCGCCGGCATCAACATCCGCATCCGCCTGGGCGGCCGGGAGGTGCAGCGTGCTCCCCGGTGGTGGATCGATTCGGAGCGGCATGCGCCCTTGGGGCGGGCCGGCGTGACCCTGCCCGATCCCGGCGGCGAGATCTTCCGCGGCGGGGTGCTTGGCGCCGCCCTGGAGATACGCCTGGGCTATCGCGGCCGGGTGCCTGCGACCTGGAGCGGCACGGTGACCGGAATTTGCCCGGGCCGGACCCGGGACCAGGTGGAGATTGTGGCGGTGGACGGGGCCGTGCTTCTTTCCCGGGTCCGCATTCTGCAGAGCTGGGAGAACGAGACGCCGGAAGCGATCATCGCCTGGTCTGTACGGCAGGCGGGGTTGCCGGTCGGCCGCATCGACCGTCCGGGCGTGATCCTGCCCCGTTTCGCGGCCTCGCATGTCCCCGTCTGGCAGGTGGCCCGGCAGGCGGCGCACAGCTGTCAAGGGGCTTTTGATCTGGACATGCGCCGCTGGGCCCTGTGGCGGGGAGCGGACGGCGCGGTGCACTGGGGGGATTTCGACGAGCCCGGCGCCGTGCCGGCGATCGCCACCGGGGCCGGGCTGATCGGGCACGCTCCGGTGACGGACGCCTCTGCCGGGCTCAGCAGGGTGGAGAGTTTCCTGCTGCCGGACCTGCGCCATTCGCGGCTCTTTCGGCTGCGGGACGTGCGGCGGGGTGTCGACGGCAGCTATCGCGCCCTGCGGGTGCGCCACGAAGGGGAGCCGGACAAGGCGCGGACCCACATCTGGTACGGAGATGAACATGGCCGGTTCTGAGGATTTGAAAGCGTTGCTGCGGCGGGTGGTGGAGCTGGTGATGCCCAACCTGCGGCATTACTACCGGGTGCCGCGCAAGGGGCGGGTCGTGAAGAGTTACGCCTCGGACGGCCGCTACTTCGCGGACGTGCAGCCGGTGCGCAACGACGAGAGCGACGATCCCCGGGAGCCGGTGCTGCCGAAGATCGAGATCCCGATCCTGTGGGGAGGGCCCGAGCGCGGCGTTGTCTGTCCGCCGACGCCCGGCACCCTGTGCGACATCACCTATTACGACGGCGATCCGGACTATCCCCGCATTTCGAATTTTCGCTGGGCCAGGAACAAGGCCCCGGGGTGTGAACTGGGGGCATTCATCATTCAGCAGCAGCCGGGGGTGTACATCAAAATCACCTCTGAGGGGCATATCGTCCACCAGACGCCCGCCGATCGGATCAGCGGGATCGGCGGCAACAAGGCCGAAACGGTGGGCGCCGCCTGGTCGATCGCGGTCGGCGGCTCGGCCTCGATCGTCGCCGGGGCGGCGGTGACCGTGCAGGCCCCCCAAATCAACCTGGTGGGCAACCTGTCGGCGGCCGGTTCCGGCGGCGGGGTGGGAACCGAAATCAAGAACTGCACAACCGAGCAGACGGGCGGGTTTACCCTCAACGGCAATCTGCAAGTCAACGGCAATATCGCCGCCACCGGCTCCATCATGGATGGCGCCGGCAACTCCAACCATCATGCGCACTGATCATGGACGATCTTTTCGGACAGGACATCAAGCTGGACGCATCGGGGCAGGTCATGGTCGCGGCCAACGGCGATCTGTTGTTGACCGAGGGTGCAGAGACCGGCGTGCAGGATATCCGGTTGCGGCTGTTCACGCCCCTGGGCGAGCTGTTCTACGACCAGGGATTCGGTTCGTTGATCCATGAGTGGATCAAGGAGGAGAACACGTCGGCCAACCGGAGCGCCTTTGAGGCGGAGGCGGAGCGGCGGGTGCAGACCGATCCCCGGGTTGTGCCTGGTTCGGCCTCCTGCCGGATTCAGACGTGGGACGAGACAGGGCTGACCGCTCGGGTGAGCTGGCAATTCATCGGCGAGAACCACCCGTACAACCTGGTGGTGGGTCTCGATGCCGACAAAGGGGAAAGGGTGATCAAGGATGTCGATCCTCGAACTGGTCTCTAAATCGCTGGAGCAGGTCCGCCAGGAATTGTTCGACCGGCTGGCCGAGAAGCAGGAGGAATATGCCGCCAAGGGCTGGCTGCCGATCCGCCTGAATTTAAATAAGGGGATCGTGCGCGGCCTGATCGAGCTGTGGGCTTGGGGTCTCTATCTGCTCTATCAGTTCCTGGCGGTGGTGCTCTCGCAGGCGTTTCCGGACACGGCTACGGGCGGGTGGCTGGATCTGCACTGCAAGCAGGTCGGGGTGACCCGCAAGCCGGCGACCAAGGCGACGGGCCAGGTCCATTTTCTGCGGGCGGGCAGCGCCGGCAACGTGCTGATCCCGAAGGGGCGGATCGTCAAGACGAAGCCTGACGCAGCGGGGAAAGTCTACCGCTACGTGACCCTCGCCGACGTGGTGCTGCCGGACGGGGCGCCGGAGGTGGCCGCCGACGTCGAGGCCGAGGATTACGGCCAGGGAGCAAACGCCACGGCCGGGCAGATCTGCGAGATCGCTACGGTGATCGACGGGGTCGACGGCGTGGAGAACCGCGCCGACTGGCTGACCAGCGAAGGGGCGGCCGCCGAGGATGACGAGGCGCTACGGCAGCGCTACTTCCTGGCCTGGCAGGGCCTCAACGGCTGCACCAAGCACGCCTACGCCGCTTGGGCGCTGGATGTGCCGGGCACGGTGGCGGTGAAGGTGCTCGACCAGCACCCTCGGGGGCAGGGGACGGTGGACGTGGTGATCAAAGGCGCCGCCGGCCTGCCGACTCAACTGCTGATCGACACCGTGGATGCCAAGATCAACGGCACCGGCACCGAGGATGAGCTGGCGCCGATCAATGACGACGTGCTGGTCAAGGGGCCTGCGCCGGTGCTGGTGGACATCGTCGCCGAGCTCGAGCTGACCGCGGGCGATGCGGACGAGATCCTTGCCGCGGCCGAAGCGCGGGCTCGGGCTCTGTTCGATTCCTCCAATCCGATCGCCGGCATTCTCCCGGCACAGATCGGGCAGGACGGCCCCCTGGATCTGCTGAAGTGGCCGATGATGGGCGTGGGCGGGGTGAAGAAGATCAATCTGACCAGCCCGGCCGCCGATGTGGCGGTGCCGGCGGACGGTTTAATGATCCTCAACAGCATCGCTCTGAGCTACGTCTGGGCGGCGGAGGCATAGATGGGTCTGTTCTGGGAATACTTTCGCGACAAGCTGCGCTTCCCCCCGATCCAGCGTCCCGGCGGCCCCCTGGCCGCGCTGGCCGAGGGCGGCGCGACCTCCCTGGATGCCACTCGGAACATCATGTTGCAGCTGCGTGAGCAATTCTTCCCCGAAAAATGCGAGGAGGCGCTGCTCAGCCGCTTTGCCCGCAGCCGCGGCATCGTCCGCGCCCCTTTGGAAACCGAAGCCCACTACCAGGCGCGGGTCCGTTTCGCCTATCTGTGGTGGGTGCGCGGCGGCCGGGCAAGCTCGATGGCGCAGTCCCTGGTCAAATTTTTCGGCTTTGCCGGCGCTCGGATCCTCTCCTTGCGTGCCGAGCACCCGGAGCGCTGGGCGGAGTTCCGGGTCGAGCTCGACGTGGCAGGGAGCGATCTGCAGGTGAGCTATGAGCAGGTCGAATGGGCGGTCAACGAGGCCAAGCCCGCCCGTTCCAGGCTCGCCGAGATCCTGATGACCTACTCCGTCTCCGGCGCCGTGCCCGTCCTCGCCCTCAGCATGCAATCCAGCGAAGTGATCACCGTTTATCCCGGATAGCCAAGGAGACAATATGCTGACTTATTATGCCATCATCACCAACACCGGCCTGGCCCGTGAAGCAGCGGCGGTTGCCGGTGGAGCGCCGCTTGATTTCGCCGAATTCGTGGTGGGCGACAGCGGCGGGGCCTATTTCGAGCCGTTGCCGTCGCAGGTGTCCCTCGTTGCCGAAAAGTGGCGCGGGCCGGTCAACCGCGTTTATGTCCACAATCAGAATGCCAACTGGGTGGTGATCGAGGCGATCATCCCGCCGGACCAGGGCGGGTGGGACATCCGCGAGGCGGGCCTGGTCAATGCCGCCGGCGATCTGATTGCCGTGGCCAAGTACCCGTTGACTACGAAGCCGGCGCCGGGCAGTGGGGCGGAAAAAGATCTCTACGTGCGGATGGTGTTGCAGGTAAGTAACGCCGCCGAGGTGATCCAGACCATCGACCCGTCGCTGGTCTGGGCGACGCAGGAATATGTGGACGAGCACGCGCAACGGACGGACAACCCGCACGGGACGACGGCTGCTCAGGCAGGGGCCTATTCAACAGCGGAAGCCGATGCCAAATTTCTGCCCAAGACCGGCGGAACCCTCACCGGCCCGCTCACCCTCCCGGCCTCGACCGTGGATTTTCCATCCCTCAACCTGCCATACGGCACCGAACCGGCGATGCCGGCGGACGGCGATTTGTGGGGCACTGCGACGTCGTTGCGTACCCGGATAGCCGGGGTGGCACGGACCATTATCCACAGCGGCAACCCGACCACTCTGGCCTCCGACGTCTCCCAGGCAGAAGCGGAGGGAGGCACCTCGACAACCAGGCGCTGGTGGACGGCGCAGCGCGTGGCGCAGGCGATCGCGGCGCAGAGTGTGGGCTTCCGTGCAACGGTCCCCACACAGCAGGATGCCCCCATCATCTATGTGCCGCCCTACGGCCTGATGGAGTGGGTGGCCTCTGCGGGGCTGTACCGTTCCGTCGACTGCGGCCAGGTAATCCTGCATTCGGCGGCCACGCCGAAGGCAGGCACGATCGCCGCGGGTGGTGTCCTGCTATCGAAAATCACCTATGCGGGTCTTTGGAGCCGGGCGCAGGAGGACGGCACGGTGGTGGCGGCGGGGGCCTGGCAGGCTGGCACGCTGCAGTACGAGGACGTCGACGCGGGCAATTTCCGGGCACCGCAGCTCGGCGCGGAGTTTTTCCGGGCCTGGGACAACGGGCGTGGAGTGGATGCCGCCAGGGAGTTCGGATCGTCTCAGGGCGATGCGATCAGGAACATCGTCGGAGGCCTCCCGGATATTTATGGTGGGCCAAACATGACAGCCGTCGGTGCGTTTTCGCCGAGTTCGATTGTCGGCACAGGGTACAGCAACCAAGGTGGTGGGACCAATCGCCGGGCCGACGGAGCCTCTAATCTATTGGACGTCTCTCGTGTTGTGCCAACGGCGGCAGAAAATCGTCCTCGCAACGTTGCCCTGCTGGCCTGCATCAAATACTAGGGAGGGATCATGGATATCTATAATTACGACCCGCCGTCCGGGCGGTTTGCCGGTGCGCGCACCGCCAACATCGACCCCCTGGAAACCCAGGCGTCCGGGGAGGACCGCTACGCGATCGCGGCCTATGCAACACCCGACGCGCCGCCCGCCACCGGTGAGCACCAGGGCGCCGTATTCCGGGCCGCC